CCATTCCCTCTTGAGTTGTCTAATATCACTAACACCATATAATGCTCTACACCTTTGTTCTGCATCTTCTCTTAAGTTAGATGGTACTGTAAACTCTACCTTAGTCAACCTATTAGATTGTAATAGAACATATGCGCTCCACTTAGTTTCAGGCATATAGAAGTTGTTGCAATGCATTATGATTTATGCTCATTGCACTATAGGGAGTTGTATCCTCCAATCTTACTTCTTTACCTACTGTTTTAGAATTGATTGGGGCATGGAAACATTTTGTTTTGGTATTGTAGAATCCCCAGATACTACGTGGAGTGCTATCAGTGTAAGAGAACTCACCATGATTAAGAATCCAGATAGCAATAATGTTACGTTTAAATTGTCCCGTCTCATACGAGTAAGATACTGGTGGTTCATGAAATTCTGACAATACGCAGTCTTTTAGGATTGTGTCCATCTCTGAGGAGTTCATGATACAATTGATTAGTTTGTTCTTTACTGAGTCCTTCATAGTCCTCTACAAGAAACCACCCATTAGTTCCTTCTTCCTCTATCCTATAAAGTGGTTCTGAAGGTTGTGGTGGTTTTGCATTAATACTGAATCCTTTAGTCATCTTTCTTTCCTTCCTTGTTGTTCTAGTTTATGCGAATGAAGTAGATTTGTCAACTGCCTTTTGATTTCGTACCTGACTGGCATAAGATGAGACCTAACATATGCATCACCTTTCATTAGATGAATAACATTATCAATTTGTTGTTCGGCAGCCATTAGACTATACCTTTTCTTTTGAAACTCTGTATACATGATTAGAAGCAGAATTGAATTAATTTTTCACCGACTGCCTGAGGACGACCTTCATATGATTGTGCCTCTAATTCATTATCGGTAGTCATATCATCCGAAACAGATCCAGGATAATAATCGTTCTTACAAAACTGTGCCGCATGAAGTGCCTCATGATCGACTGTCTTATTAATTTCAAGTGCACGACGAACACGATTGTTCATGTGTTGACTAATTGTACTGGTGCAAATAATCACCTCAATATGTCGAGTACCAGGAGTCGCAATCGTGAAACCAGCATACTTATCACCACGTTCATAACATATTGGTGCATTTTCTACAATTTCAATATCCGCCAGTTCCATTAGTGCAAGCAGACTTTCTCTTTCTGGTGTCAGATAGGGTTCCATTCTATAGAAACTCCTGCATGTAATAATCAACCGTCACTTCTAACTTAGCGGCAGCTTCTTCATAATTCAGAGGAACAATCAATTCACGTTCAAGTGTACCAACCTTTCGGCGATAGACAGTCTTACCACCATCGGGTGATTCATAACAATAGTTCATTAGAAACTTGCCTCCTCGAATTGACGAATACCCGTTTGGGAAGTGTCCATTTTATCCATGAGTTGAATCATTTTGTAGTACAGTGCACTCGTACTCCCGTATTCCCGTGCAATGAGTTTTTCTTCACTGAGTTCAAGTAACTGAAGAGCAGAAATGATAATACCCAGTTCATGAACATTTAGATTGACATTAACATCACCCATAATTGTTCTGTGCATTGGTTGTATTATCTATTCTACCACATCATCGTCCATCGTGCATGGTTTGCACTACTGATTTTTCCTTCCTTCAACATATTATCACAGACATTACAAAAAACACGAAACTTTTCTTCTCTTGTCAAATAGTGTGCACTTGCGGCATCCTTAATCACTCTGAGCATTTGTGCCTTGTTGGTAATCATCAGAACAGTTCCAGTTGGGAGAACAGAATGTGATCGCAGCAGCTATCATCATCCTGCAAATCAATCATGTCGGTGTCAACATGTTTGAAGAGTTTGTCGAACAGAAAATCAACAAACTCCTTATTATCAGCAGTAGACGGGAGAGTAGTCATCACCAGTGTATTCGTTGAGGTTGAAGTCAGTTACGGTTGCACCATTGGCAATATACTGATTGATGTCATACATTGCATCGGACTTAACACGGGTGGTGAAAGAAGTCATCTCAGTCACATCACCCTTGTGCCAGATGGTACGCTTCACAAAACGCTTGCCAGTACCAACAGGGTAGAAGTCGATGGTGGTGGCAGAAGTCAGGAGTTGCATGGGGTGTTTCGCTTATGTGCTTATTATAGGGCAGAAAGGAGTCAGCGGATGTCCCCGTGTACCACCACATCAGCTGGCACACGGGAGATGGTGTAGCGACGGATTTGCTGGGAGAATGGGCGCCAGGCATCAACAGTCTCATTCACCATACGATTGTGCTGACGATCGGCACCCTTGGCAGTCTTGCAGCGCTTTGCCTTACGGAAGTAGATGATGGGTTGCACTGCATCCTTGGTGTCGATCTCAACCTTGTAGAAAACGGTGCTGGTGCTCATAAGGTGTCTCCCTGTCGATGCTCTTATTATAGGGCATCAGGAGCGCCGTGTGACGGAACCAGGACGGTTCAATGACTGGCACAGTACAACTTATACAATTCTTTCTCTTTAGTATATGCTTCAATCTCATGCGGTTGGTTTTCATAATCCCAGTTTGATGCCAACTCTTTGTGCCAACACATCTTACCGTGCTTCACTGTCAACGAACCCTCCACCCATTGTTTTACATGAATCAGTTCATGTATCAGTGTCTGTATATACTCTTCTCTGGACAGGTTAGATTGAATCTCAATCAAAAACTTGCGCGGACGGTTCATGTTGTACCTAGAAATATCACACCATCCATTGACATTATCACGTACCATTCCGCGATGATTGACATTAATGGTGATGTGATGTCTGGGAAAATGGGTATTCAGAAACCAAGAGGTAATATCCTCACAGAGCCTCTTAGAATAACCATATCCATAAGTGAAGATGCTAGACATGTTCCCCAATGTAGAAACCAGACGAATGAACTAATGAAAAGAAGTTTCTCTTTAGATGTCACCGAACCTCTCCATGTATTCATCGAGAGTATAATACTGATCGGTTGATGTTTCTGCAATCAAGTCTTCATTACTGTAGCACTCAAGTTTGAGACGATATTCTTCTGGGGTGTCATCTTCCTCTGGGACAAAATCGTCATGGCAGAGATATTCCCACTCTGCCACAAGTGCTTCAATTAGTTGTTCTCTGGTGTAAATCATACCAAATCGGGTGCATAGTTCCTGACTTCTTCAATCAGTTCATCATCATCCAGACAATCAAGTTCGGCATTTTGAGTATTAATGAAAAACTCTTTCAAGTCTTCCAATGACATTTGATTGAGATCCCATTCAATAAACTTTTGTTGAAGTTCGTCGCGGTTCACTGCTTTTGCTTTGTTGGCGTTGGATTGCATTACTAATTCAATGAAAGGGTTTAACTCAAATGGATTATCTCCTGCTGTTGGCATTAGCGGATGTAGAGATAACCACCAGCCCAATCAGCACGCTCAAACATTTCCTCACGGGATTGAATATTCAGAACATTGTAGCGTGCAATCTTAGCAGGTGCTTTGAATGATGCTGGTTTGAAAACTTCACCAGTTTTCTTATCAACGAAGGCATGGACGGATTTAGAACCATTATCATACTCCATCACAATTTTGTGATACTTACGCCCACCTTCTTGAATATAAAACTTATACTCAGGAGCAGGACGACCACCAAGTTCACCATGATTACGCTGTTTGAAGTTCATCTCCAGCGCATCACACAACATCAGAGCATACTTGCGGATGTTCAGTGCAATGGTGTTCCTGGCGTCTTGAGTGGCGCGGTAGTCAGCAAAAGAAGCAGTCATGTCGTTTTCTGAACTGTGTTTATTATAGGGCATTCTAGGTGCCTCTCAGAGGATGGTGGACAGTTCTTCAACTGCCTCATCGTCTTCCAAATAACCCATCCAATCGTGTGGGTTAGTCTCATGCAATTCATGCTCACGAAACTCTTCAATCAACTCAGACAAGTCCATGGAAAACCTCAACAACATGATGTAATTATAGCAGAAATGTCAAGCAGGAATCTCAACAGGTTCTGGTGCTACACTATCTTCAAACTGGTGCATGTCATAGGCAAACCAGTTACCATTACGGAAGATGTAGGAGTATTCTTCACCATCAGAGAAGAACTCTTCCATGTCATTGTCATAACGAGGAGGAGTATTCTCACCGCGCATAGAATAATACTCGGGAGCATATTCACCTTCAGGAAGTTGCTTACCCCAGAGAGAATCACTCCAGCAGCATGACATATCGCCACCATCAATCAGTGCTGCTGCTTTCTCTTTGCTATTGTATTGCTCAACAAGAGTCTTACCCAACCACTGCGGATAACCATCCCAGTGGTGATAAGCGCTCAGGATGCTGCCATCTTTGAGTTCAATACCGATGCGAGAGCGAGTTCCCATGGGGTGTTCCCTTGATTACCTTCATATTATAGGGCACAAAAAAGGGGCGTCGCCGCCCCGTGTGCCACCTATTAAACTGTCCTAATTATCATAGATTTTACATTCATCTGCGTCAGGATTTTCATCGCAGTACATTTCAAACGCGGTAGGATCGTGATGATCTTCAGGGTGTGCCTCGTGGTATTTTTCCAAATGCTCCAATTCGTCTTTAGTGTGACGACGCATTTGAGGAGAAAGTTCTGCATTTTGTAGCAAATCCTTGTCCTTTTCGATATGCTGCTCGATACTTTCCATCGTTTTGTTACGGGATAAACTTATTTATTTGGATTTAACGTTATTTTTTAACTTTTCAACCAGATGAGCACCAAATGCCTCCATTCTTTCTGGGTGAATCGCACGAATATCTGCCTCTTTTAGAGCAATTTCCATACTTTTCTGCTCATTTTTGGTGAGTTTTTTACCGTTTCGGGGGAGAGTCATAGGTTGGTGCCGTTACTAAGGTATTTTAGCGTTTCCGCATAAAAGTAATTATAACCTTAATGTTTTCTTTAGGATTGTTCAGTCCTCGTCAGTCCAAGAACCGTAGTTACCGCTACTTCCTTCTTCACGATTCTCCAACATGTCAAGAATTCCATCAACTGAGTTGATTGCTTCAATGTCTTTAATCATCTTTGCTATTGTAGTGCAAACTACTGGACGTTCGCATCTGGCAGCAAATGCAAGTGCATTGCGTAAAGAAGATTCAGCTTCTTTCAAAGAGTCTTCAACAGTTTTAGATAGTGCCATCTTTTGCCTCATTTTTATTATATTGTGCATCAAGCATGGCACGCTTACGTTCATACTCTCGCTCTTTCAACTCAAACTCACGTTTTTGTTCCTTAGAATAATCCCATGTGCCAGATTTCTCAGGGGAGTACCAAAAGTCTTCCCAATCTTTGGGAGAATCAGTTACATCTTCAATCCTTGACATCAAGACGTTCTTTGAGTGCTTTCTCAACTATACTCTGGATTTCCTTCTGTGTCAACCCATTCATCCAACTCCATCGTTTATCTTGCGGATCCCAATCCATTGTGAAAGAACCGTCTGCATTCTGGGTTATCTTAAGTGAATCATCCATTTTTACTCTTCTTTTGGAATTTCTTACGACATTTTTTAAGTGATTTAAGTTCTCCTTTGATTATTTGATACGCACTCTCAGGTGTAATTCTGCGTGACATTTCCATGGCAACGGCAAAATCTACTCTTGTACCAAACTGTCTTAGTGCCTCTTCAAAATCATTAAGATCGTCATACATTACAACTTACCACTAACTACACCACTATTTACAACTCTGCTAGTATCTCCCCATCCTTCCTGTCTACCTTTAAGATAGAATCGTGTCATACTAATGCACAACTCTTTATCCATTGCAGTGACAAGTTCTTCACCATCTTTTGCTACACTAATCCACATTTTAAATCTATTAGCATAGACACGGAAACAATCATCAAACCATTCATATTCTGCAATTTCAGGATGTTCAGGCATCTTCTTTCTTTTTTATTTTCCGTTAGTATCATAGTTAAGTTCATCATCCTTCTTCTTAATATCAGGATGTGGTGCATACAGAGGACCCTGATAATCATGAGGTCTTTTAATTCTGTTTTCAACAGATGTTCTATGGAGTTGTTTTAGTGCCTCTACAACTTCAGGAGTTTCTTCCCACTCCCATGTTTCTCCACCTTTACCCGTAAAAGTTCTTCTAGTCATTGTCTTAGTGTCTCCAATACTTTGGCGAAATGTGCATCGCCGTGGATGTAACCTGCAACGATTATACCAAGAGTTGACACAAAAAGCAACCCCAGCATTAGTACAATCTTGACGTTATCCTGCAATTTCACTTTTAACAGTGAGTAATGTTTTCATTGCTGCCTCTAAAGTATCCATAGGAATCCATGCTGGTTCTTCATCAGCAAACTGAACTTGCACTTCAGTGATGTTTTTTTCTTTGAACCTATTGTAAGTAACTCTAGTGTTCTTGACAAATGCGATAGGGTTAGTCATCAAACTTGTATCCAATAAAAGTAATGTCTTTCTTCTTCACATTATATCGTTTAATGTGAGTGTTTCTATGTGCCTCGGTTTGAAAGAAGCACTTTCTTACCACTTTATCATCTTTATAAATGAGTTTCCAAGGGAACTCATTGTACGGAAATTCTTCTTCTAAATCCATAGTCATTTATCAATTATCATTTGAGTCACTATCTCTTGATGTCTCATGTGGAGTTTGATGTAACATCTTAAAGCTCTCTTCAAAGTTTCTACACTGTTACACTCTTCTATCTCTCTAGAGAGTTTCTCATATTCAAACATTTTTGAGGTGCTTTGTAGTTCTATGCCAGAGGGATCTAAATCATTCATCCCTGTGTCCTCCATTCCTTACGTTGGTATGTAGTCAAGCACCTTCATCTGATAGGTAATGTTCTAATTGATTAATTCTATTGAACTCTTGGTATGCTGCTTCTGAACGAGAGTGCAGAACATCCCGAATGTCGTCCATAATGACAGTAGGATCTACATAGTCGTCAAGGTACTTATCCAGTGCTTCCTTCAGGTAGCGTCTTCTATGCCACTCTGGGGAATAGGGTTTGTAATCCATAACAATGCTGTATTTGCTATCTATTATAGCGGTTCTGATTTTCATTGTCAAGCTCTTTCAAGTAATCAATCCACCACTGAGGATCTTTTTTCCTCTTCCAGTTTGGTACTGGCAATCCTAATTCAGAGTAATGTTCAAAGAGTGCATCATCTATAATCTGTGCGATCTCCATACTCCTCTTCCTCTTCATCAACATCTGCATACGCATCTGCCAAATAGGGTCCGTGTGGTTTGAGTGATTCATCTTTGACATGTTTCCGCTCCTGATTAATAGCAGCAAACCACAGTGCCAATTTCATTACCAACCAAATAACTGCCAGTGGTAGGAAACATAATGATACTACAAGTGCGTTTTTCATTACACTGAAAGGACATCACTTTTTATCTATGACATCATTATACTCTGAAAAATTAAATTCGTTAGGAATAAGTTGATTCGCTAACTTATCTCTCAATTCATTGATTCTACTCTCATCATACTGACGAAAGCGTTCCACTTTCTCTACTTTCTTATAGTAGTGCAATGCATTTACTATAATCGTATAATCTTCCATCGACAATTGGAAGTCAAAGTTTTCATTCATAACATGTTATTCTCTGACAAGAAATGTAGTGTTTCTTTCATATTACCAATATGAACATTATCAATAGAAACTTGTGGATAGGTTGCCTCTTCACCAAACTCTTTGGTGAATGCCTTTTGATCGAAGTGTTCACCTAGTTTATACTCATGAAATTCATCACCAAGTGCCTTGAGCAGCATACCCATCCGCTCACACTCTTGACTTCCGTTGCTATAAATTACCGCCGTATTAGTCATTTCTGTTCGTAATCGTATTCAATGACAATTTTCTTGTGCTTGCTGGTTCTATCAGAACACTCATAATGTTTGAGTTCACCACCAATATCCTTTGCAATCTTCTCCAGTCTCCACCCTATACTCCATGTTGGATGTTCACTTTGCATCGTTCTTTCTCCTATACTCTTCCCATATCTGAGCAACCATATCTACCTCTGGAGGGCGTGTATATGGTTCAGGTGTCTTACTCTTCCAGGCATCAATTTGCTCCTGTGTGGGAACTTTTATACTAAATGCTGTGCCCTCTTCAATGAACTCTTCGTTCATCTTCTTATATGTATCAACTGTAATCTTATCAAATTCAGTCTCTTTGTCTCCAGTCATCGCTTCTATCCTGCTTGAACCAATCTACAATTTCATCAGCACTACCGAACCCCGTTCTATGATTGGATGGGTCGGGGTCTCCTAATCCCATCCTATTCATAAAATCGTCAAGTCCACCCTCCTTCATATCAGGATTAGCAGCTTGTCTACGTGCTTTTCTTAACCATTCACGAGCAGTTGTATTTGCCTTTGATAACTTCTCTGCCCATATCATGTCCTCAAGTTTTACATCTTCTCCATTAGCAATACATTTACAGATAAACTCCAAGCGGAGTCTGTATTGAGTAGATAACATAACTTTATGTTTCTTTGTTTTTATTTATTTTTTTCGTCGAAGTATTTCTTCAGGTTCTTTGCCAGTTTCATATTTCGACGCCACATAAAATATTTTACCACAGGATTCTCTGGGTTCTGTGTCATCCACCACCAACGCTGTTTTATTTTAGCGTTTACTAACTCAATGACATAATAAAAAGCGGCAGCAACGTTTTTGTCAGTGAAGACAAAGTACGCTACTACCACAAATAATCCGAACCAGACACCTTGAGCGTTCAACTGAATTCCTCTTGGCGACGCAATTCAAGGTAATCAATTACCTCTTGCCTCCACTCCATAAGTTCATTAAAACACTCATTTTCATGAGCAAATGAACGGAGATTGGAATCTGGTTCTAGAACACTTTCAATGAATACATCCAGTGCATCACGTCTTTTCTCATGTTTGCTACTCATCGTTTCCTTTTGTTGAGTGTTTTTAGTTGATTCTTAATAAAATCAACAGATTGTTTATAGGTATTAAAATCTTTGACATATTTACCATTATGTATAACGGCGAACCCTTTCTTACCCACAAAAGGAACCGCTGCCCACATACCATCGTTGGTACAATATCCTTGAGGATCTCCAGGTTTGGGATCTAAGATACCTGGGCAGTCTATAAACGGTTTCTGAAACTTACTCAAAACTTAGCATTAACACTCATAACAGTTGCTTTGGGATTGCGTGCTAGTGCAGTTTCTTTAGCATCCTGATAATCACGAGCATGAACAGTCTCATAGAAGACTTTACCTGCAACATAGAGTTTGACTTCGCAAATCATGGTGATTTCCTTTGAATACCTTAGTATTATAGGGCAGAGTGGGGCAGAGTCAGGGGCAGAGTGGACAGTTATTAAATTGGCAACCGTGCCATCCGCTGCTCCACTCTCCGCATGGCAATATCGTAATACTTTTCATCAATCTCAAAACCGATGAAGTTTCTATCACTCTCCATTGCCATTGCAGCAGTGGTGCCTGCTCCCATGAAAGGATCGAGCACTAAATCACCCTCTTCACTCCATGTTTTGATGTGATCTGTGGCAAGTGCCTCAGGATACATTGCAGGATGCTCAAAAGCATAATTATCCTTTGTTGTAAATCCTTTGCCATTGTTGTAGCGCCAGATATTATTACGAGGAGAATATGCAGGAGTTGGCTTTTGCTTACGTTCGACAAGGTTGCCATCCTTGTCACGATAAGTTCCCTTACCCCAGTTAGTATGTCCTGCCCACTTGTTTGGTTTATCGGCAATCAGATTTGCAGTCTTTGGTTTCACCCTCTTACTGAAGACAAACATGTATTCAAAGATTTGAGAATACCGATTGCTGTCCTTTCTTGCGGGGAAAGAACTACCATTCTTCTCATAAATCATGGTGTCATGAAGAAGAAAACCCAACTCTCCAAAGTATAGTGCCTGACGGAATGATGACATACTTTCACCACCCTTGATGACTGCATCACCAACAACCCATACAACTACACCACCAACTTTCATCACACGATACAACTCTTGTGCAACTTGTTTGAATACTTCAAAGTCCCACTTGGATGAATCGTTATAAGTTCTCAAGTCATCATAGGGAGGTGATGTGACACATAAGTCCACAGACTCTGCATCCATCCGTTGCATCCCAGTGATACAATTTTCCTTGTAAACTTGATTGATTTCCATGAAAAGAGAGTTGGGTATCCTACATTATAGCACACATGTCAACGGCGGACAACCGACACTGCTGCCTCACCCCGCTCAAACACAGTGTCTACGACTGCCTGAACGCTCCGTGCGGTGCTGATACCCACCTTGTCATAAACAGGCACGCAAACCAGTCCAAACGTCTTCTCAGCGCCTCCCAGACGGATGACACGCCCGATTGACTGACTGATACCGATATAATCCATGTTACGCATGAACAACACAGCTTCTAGTCCCTTAACATTGATGCCTTCAGACAGAATAGAATGATGCAAAACAACAAACTTTTTGTGTGAAGTGCGTCCCCAACTGTTCAGAGTGGCAAAGAATACATCACGAGTAACTTTCTGTCCGTCAATCACAGCACCAGTCTTACTGGTAATATACATGACAGAATAACCACGATGTTTCATTTGCTGAGCAAAGTCAGACTGTGAAATCAATTGAGTAATCTGCTTTGTAGAGCGAGCACAGACAAGAATCTTACTAAGAGAGTTGTCATCAATAGTCTCAAGTAGATTCTGTGAATCACTAAGTTTGAAATCACCCTGAGGCAATTCCTTGACAACAACCTTAGGAGGAAGAATATAACCTTCTTCTACCAACTTAGGAGCAGGAACATTACAAATGACATTGCCATAAACCTCTCCGTCATTCATGCCTGGTTTGAATACAGTCAGTGAGTGCTTAGGCGTAGCAGTAAAGAAGTAAGCACGACTAGAGTTAGCACTGAAGAACTCAGTAGCAGGAAAGAAATTGCGCTGACAGGAGTTATGTGCTTCATCAAAATAAATGGTATCTACGTTGATACCTGCCTCTTGAATACGATGCAGAGAGTGATAGGTAGTAAAGATTAGTTGGTGAGCACCAAGATCCTTAGAAATAGCATTGAGAAATTTGATATGATTAGATTTAGTGGTGCTACGATGCTTAGTCTCACCACTATGAACGTGAAGAACGTTCACATCATCAATAAGTTCTAAGAACTCGGAACAGAGTTGATTCGCCAACAATATACGAGGAGCAACAACAACAATAGTCTTAGGATTGTTACTCTGTAGTTCTTTCTTAGCATCTTCAATCATGCAAATTGTCTTACCACCCCCAGTGGGGATAATAATCTGCCCTTTATCATGCACCAGCATGGCATCCAGAGCAGTCTGCTGGTGTGGGCGGAGTTGCATCACTTCCTCATTACGATAAACATATTATAACACAGAGCTGCCTCTACCGGCGAACTCTGTGACAGTTATTTAAGTGACCTAGACTCTCATCTCCAACCGGGACAAAGGTAGTCTACAGGGTTTTTATGCCAGTGTCAAGCTAGTGCTAGCACCACCAACAGTAAAGGTTAATGTAGAACCAGAAACACTAATTACAACAGGATCTCCTGTACCACTGGTAAATCCACCAGCAGCAGTAACTACACCAACAAAGTCTTGTGTGCTACTAACAGTATTATCTTGTACTGTTATATTAGTTCCAGCAACAATAGAGGTGACTACTCCTGTTAAACTAGAACCATCACCAGTTGTTGTAAGATAAGTGTTACTATCAACAGAACCATCTGCTTTCAAGAACTGACTAGATGTTCCATCAACTTTTTCAATGGTGGTTGCTGATATGATACCCGAAACAGAAACATTACCAATGACATCAAGTTTTTCTGTTGGTGTAGTTGAATCAATACCAAGATTTCCTGCTTGTGTCAGAACCATTGCACGGTTCGAGCCATTTGTCATGAAGTTAAATGCAGTACCTAAACCACTTGGATTCAGATAGAAGTTAACATTGCCAGTGGCATAGTTAATAAAGTCTAGAGATGCATCTGTACTCTGTGGGAATGAACCGCCACTGTTACCATGTCCATAGCGAATTTGTCCACCATCTGTAGTCGGACTAATATTTCTTCCAACATTAATGATTGCTTCATTATCACCGTCACTGGTAACTGATATAGATGAAATACCAGTCTTT